AACCCACTTATCATGCTCAAAGCAGTGATTACAAGGATGAATCTTAGAATCTAGCTCACTGTAAAAGCAAGATTTACATTTATCGTCAAACTTATCACCCATACTTCCTCCCTAAATACTCAACACTTAAAAACATCTCATCAAAGTGTCCGTCATGTACTTCATTCATCATTAGTAAGCCACGCCAATGACGGTTGCTAAGCTGATCCATATAAGACTCATCGTGTAGATAGTAAGAACCAACAATGATAGCGCAAATAGGTTTACCGTCAGCACGTTTACCATAGGCGATCTGTTTACCTTGTTGGTGACCAGCAACGCAAGACATATGAAGCTTGTTGATAATAGCACTAGCAGCACCAGCAGGTCTACCCATAGCTCCCACAGGCCAGTAATGATTAAAGCCCACACCATTGATAAAAACAGGATGTAGAAAACCATGAACTTCCCAGTCTTTCTCATAGTCTAAGTCCTTAGTTGAGATCAAACCCTCTAGAGTTGGATTATTGTTAACAGCTCTATCAATACGATTCTCATGGTTCCCTAGAGTTAGAACCATACGAGGTTTGTAGACCTTGTGTTTAGATTCCTTCTGAGCCTTCTGAGCATCTCTCAATGGAGCCAACAAGATCTTCATGGCCTCCTTAGCAGATTCAATGTCCTTCTTGTAGCGTAGACCTTCAAAGTACTTACTGCCTTTGATGTCGTGGCTGCTAAGGCTTGGCATATCTGCAAAGTCACCTAGATTCACAACTACGTCAGGCTTGTAATCTACAATGGCTTTACCAGCCCATGTAAGATGCTCTAAAGGTACACCTTCTTTAATTTGACAGTCAGGTATTACTAAGATTTTCAATATCATCCCCTTCAACTGTTAATCGTTCACCTTCACGTAGTCCAGCTTTGATGGCTTCTAGAATACCGAAGGTGAGGAGTGCTTGAGCTTCACTAGCAGTTAAGTCAAACTGATATGTAGCATCACCATTCTCATGCTCTTTAATCAGATTGACGTTCATGCTCAGCTTCCTTTAAGAACTCTTCAGCATCAGCGATGTACATAAAGTATTTAAGACACACAGCGATAGCTGCATTGACTTCTTTGTTGCCAGCAATGTCCTCAGGATGGCTACTGAATCCACCGTTGAGAGTGTTGAGGTAAGTCTCTTTGAGAGTCTCTACAGTGATAGCATCTGCAAGGTCATACCAAGCAGCTTTAGCTTCCTGCGAGTTCTCAAGTACTTCAATTAGTTTGTTTAACATACTTAGATCCCTTTTCCTTTAACCATGTTGATGGAATATCTTTGTCTGCATACTTGAACCCATGCTTATCACACCACATACCGTATGTTGTCTGACTTAGCTTTGAAAGCTTAGCTTTAGAGTTACTAAAGACAAATCTAATATCTAACTCAGGGTACTGCGCTTGAATCATTAGATGCTTTTGTCTGTCTGCAGTGATAAACCTTCCCTTGCTCTCGATGATGATACCGTTGTTCAGAAGTACGAAGTCAGGAGTGTACTTTCTAGCCTTAGCAGGTTGAATATAATCTATAACTAATTTCTCATACTCAAATGGAATGCCTAAGGCTGTTAAGTTATCTGCTATCTTGTCTTCTAAACCTGACCTGAATCCATGCTTCAAAGCTACTTGACGTACAGATAGAGGTTTCTTGCGTTTAGGTTTCATGTGACACCTTTGTAATCTGATACTGATGCAGCAAAGCTCCAAAAGTATCTACAAACTCTTCATCGTGGTTTAGTCTACCCATTGTGAACATAATGGCATGAACTAACTCATGGTAGAAGGTTTGCTCAGTAGTTTGCTTATTCATGTCCATACGGATACTGATGATCTGTTTCTCAGGATCACACTTACCCATATCTTCCATGTGCACCACGTAGTTTACGTACCAGACTGATCCTGCGAGACTGAAGGAGGTTGCCACATCTGGTTTGGTTGTCTTCTTAACCATAATAGTTTCCCGTTCTCCAGTACCCTTTCAGAGTCTCCATCATAAGCCTTGATACAAGCGTCATACAGTTCCTTTTCAGTTGTACAGTCTTTTAAGATCTTATCAGCCTTTACAGGGCCAATACCTCTGATTCCTTCTATGTTATCAACCCTGTCACCTGTCAGTATCTGTTTGTAGAAACTGTACAAGCCTTCAAACTCAGTAACATAGTATTCTTCATCCTTTACAGGATTGTAGTGCCATCCCGGTAACTGATCTAGATCCTTATCTACGTGAACAATCCAGTAGTTACCTTCAGTGGATGCTATGCCTACAGCATCATCAGCCTCTTCACCTTCTGACATCTTAGCACCGAGCTTTAGTAGATGGTTTCTGAGAGCATCATAATGCTTAGGCTTAGGTGCATCCTTACGGTTGCCCTTGTAAGGAACTGTGGTAGCTACCTCAAATCTAAAGTTAGTCTTACCTGTAATCCAAGCTCTGTAGTCATCACACTTCAAGCGCATATAGATTATGTCTGTAAACCACTCTGTGAGTCGATTTAATGCCCACCGTTCCTCTTCATCCTCATTGGAGAAGCCAACTTTGTATACTAAAAAGTCAGCATCTACAATAGCCTCTGTAGGTCTCTTAGAGGATATCATCCGCTGTCTCTTCCTCAGGTGAACCCTCAGGAGAGTAAATCTTCAATTCAGTAATCACTAGCTTCTTGATGGATGGTGCAGCACCGAACTTAGCTGACATCTTGTGGCGGTATGAAGACACCAATGCAAAGCACTTAGTACCATTACCGATCTTAGACACATCCACAGGATTACCTTCTTCATCCACAGGCTCAAACAAGAACTTAGACTTACCAACAATGTACTTACCCATTGTGTCTTTCTCTTTGATCTTGATGCCCAACTCTTCAAGCTTAGCTGCTGCAGCATCGCTCAATTGTCCCAATGTGCACTCATACTTATCGTTATCGTCATTGAACTTCTTGTTGTAGTCTTTCATCCAACCAGCCCAAAACAATTCACCAGCAACTTTAACGGGTTTCATGCTATCAATACTCATTTCATTTTCCTTTAGGTTTTATGTTTACAAAGTAAACGTCAGTGTAGTTCATTATTAGGAGGAACTACGACTCCTCCAGCTAGATCTTCCAAGTAACACAATGCCGATAAAAGCACTGTATACACCTCTTCAAGATCTAGATCCTCACCTATCTTAATCTTGAAAGTCTCACCTTCAACATTAAACAGGATCTGATTCTTCTCAATGTGTTTCACGCCAGTTTGCACCAATTTTGAACTCCCCGTCTAGTGGACAACGAAGCTTATAGTGTTCACCAGCTTCAACGATACTTGCCTTTGCAGCCTCACCTACTATTGTAGCATATTCCTTAGGAACTTCCAACTGAAATTCATCATGGACATTAGCTACTAGCTTAACAGGCCACTTATTAGCCTTAGTCTTATCATAAAATAGTACTAAAGCTTTCTTCATCACTATCGCCCCAGCCCCTTGAAGGAGCGAATTGAGGGCAGCGTGTTCACTGCGTACCCATATCTTGCGACCATCAAGCCCCGGTACAAAGCCCTTACCCGCATATCTACTAACCGTATTTCTAAGACGTTGTAAGGCGGGAGTGTTCTTGAGAAAGGCATTGATAAGTTTCTCTCCCGCTTTAGCATTACCACCGACAATGGAACCAATCTTAGCTGGCCCTGCACCGTATAGGAATGCGTAAATAAACGTCTTGGCTTGATCCCTTGTCTCAAGACCTGCAGCTTTCTGGTTCTGCGTGTGTACATCAGTTCCATCCTTTGATGATCCTTCAGTGACCGTCTTAACATAACTTTCATCCTTCATGTAATGTGCAAGCATACGCAGCTCAAGGCCACTAGCGTCACAACCAACCAATACATTACCGCTCTCCACAGTCCAACATTCTCTACATTCTTTGCCATAGATACTACCTGCATTGGGAATCTGTGCCATGTTAGGACTACTGTGTGTCATCCTACCAGTTACAGCCCCATTCGTGATCACCTTACCGTGAACTCTACCGTCTTTACCAACAGCTTCTAACCAGCTTTCAATTTGAGCTACACGTTTCTGCAGCATCAAGTATTCAGCGATCATCTGAGCCTCAGGAATCTTAACCTTAGCCAGTACTGATTCATCGACAATGGGCTGTCCCTTCTCAGTAAAGTCCTTAGGCTTCCATCCTAGCTCCATCAGCTTTTCTCCGATCTGCTTTCTACTTCCGGGATTGAAAGTATCAACGGAGTCTTTGATAGGCTTTCCATTTGTCTTGTGGAACCTTGGAGTGATGACTGGAGGCCATCTTTCTTGCATCTGCTCATATATTCCTGCCATCTTTCCTTTGATGTCAGCAAGTAAGCAAGTTGTGTATGGTAAGTCAAGTTTAAACCCTGCTCTTTCCTGTTCAGCTATGATAGAAGCTACCTTATGTTCAAGATCAAGGCTTTCTTGTGAAAAGTCTTTCGTATTGAATTCATCAGTAAGATGCTTATAAAGATTACAAGTGACCTCAACGTCCCTAATGCAATAATACTCCAGAAGACCCATATGAGGAACGTCAAAGCACTCACCACTGTAAGCCTCTTCTTTCTTGTCCATTAACCATAACCAGATCCTTCTATAGTCAACCTTCTTACTCTTGCCCATCCTGTTGCCCCAAGCGTCTAAGCTGTGCCCGTTCTCTATTGAGGGATTTAACAACCTTGAGGCTATCAGTGTATCGTACACTTGGCTCAAGCGAATCTTCGTACTCCAGAGCCGATTCAATATCGGGAAATCGAAGCTTATCCCGTTGTGGGCTACTATCAACGTAGTGTCCTTTAAATACTCCACGAGGTTGCTTGCTGCTTTCCATACGTTAACTTCTCCAGTGTCGATGTCCTTAGTTACTACCATCCAGATCGTGTTGTGATCTAATGTTGTCTCGATGTCTAGAACGATACGCTTCATATTCAGCTTTCAAGTCTTCATAGTGATGGATAAGTAATTGATACTTGTCTTGCAACTCATAGTACTTACTCTCCAAGTCAAGCATTCTACCAGCTATCTTATCTAAATCAAGCATAACCGTTTTTCTCCTTGAGTTTGGCTTCAATGGCACGAATTGCTTGTCGTCTGGTTATGGAGTTTCGTTCAATATCAGCCACTTCCTCATCCGTCAACCCTACCCATGTGCGCTGTGGTTGAATCTTGTGTCCCTCTGAAGCGCACACACCCACCCGCAAACAGTTGCCTGTCCTAACTTTTGGTTGCTCTTGCTGTGCCAACGGATGAAATTGCGAATAGATGATTTCATTTACTCCATTGGGTCTAAGTCGCATTGCCATAACATGCGTACCATCTTGGGTTACATCCACACCAATGGACACGGGCGACCACGGCTCATCCTTTGCTTCTAGTGCGGCTTTAATGGCGGTGATGGCAACCTTGGCTCTATCTGATTGCCATTGGGTTTCGTTACTCCATGCGATTTCTCCAAACGCCTCCAATGCAAGGCGTAATGCTTCGTCTTTGGTCATACCTTACCTCTATAAGTTAACTCAGGACAGTTGTACACAGGAGCTTCCTTCCAGTTAGGACGATAAGAACTCAATGTTTTAGCCCCTTCTGCGGTTACTAGTAATATATTCTTTTTCTTCCTTTGAAGGTAAGCTTTCTTGTTAGCTGCTTTCTTTTCCTTGTTGTTCTGTGCCCATATGCGATTAAGCATACGCTTACGCTCAAGTCTCTCTTGCAAGATAGCGTCAGCTTCTGCAGCACTTAACTTCTTAACCCACTTGCTCATTTAGATGCCTCCAAATACAAACCTACATTGCCTAAAGCATAACCTACGAAGGCAATACCTAAGCCCATGTTACCTTTGATCAGTAAATCCACAGCCACGACAGTGTAGACAATACCTACGACAGCAATTAGCCATGCACTCATTTGACTGGCTCCTCTTTAGGTTGTTCCTTAGGAGGCTCTTCCTTCTCCTTGGGCTTATCACGTCCAGTATCACGACCAAAGATAGCATCCCATCGTGAGTCATATTCCTGCTGAGACACACTGTAAGGACGAGGTGAACTACCTTTACCGCCATCACTCTTGCTGCTCATAACGTTTCCTCCTGCATCTCCATCATGCGTCCAGTTTCCATGTTGTACTTCAGCACACAAGCTGGGCCTGTATAGCCATTGTAACGATTCTTAGCCACAGCTATCTTAGTCATGTGACGTTCATTCTCATCCTCAGCCATACTGTTACGCTCCAATGTAATCACAGCGTCTGACAGTTGAGCAATAGAGCCTGAGCCTCGCAGCTGAGATAACGATACAGCCTGTCCATCCTCGTGTCCTGCATTGCCTTGAGGTCTACGAAGGTGGCTGACACAGATCAATGTAATCTCTAGCTCTTGCACCAGTGTACGAAGCTTAGTCATCATGTTATCAATAGCCTTACGCTCATCACCAAGATCCTGACCAGACACCACGATACTAATATGATCCAAAAAGATAATACGACAATCACAAGCTTTAGCCATGTATCGGATTCTGTTGCTAATGTTATCAACATCGCTGCTGCCGAAATGATCGAAGAGATAAATACGATTACTGCCAAGGGTTGCATCAAAAGCATCTTTAAGCTCCTGCTCATTTGTAGGTGTGTCAGGCAAGTGTAATAACTTGTTAGCGTGTAAAGACATGATACTTCTAGCTGTCTTGCGTGTAGATTCTTCGAGGAACAATCCTCCAATGTTCCACTTCGTAGTGTTCAGAATGTTAAACAAGATCTCACGTAGGAACTGACTCTTACCGAGGCCTGAACCTGCTGTGACTGTCACTAACTCCGAAGGTCGCATACCATAGAGAAGCTTGTTCAAGC